TAATAACAACAATCATGTGGGAGATATGGAACCATGACAACAAGAAACTTTAGGGTTAATAACGGATTAGAAGTAGGTGATATCGTTATTTCAGCCTCAGCAAACACAATAACAGGCGGAGCCACAGGCGCACCAAGTAGTGACGGTGACTTTGCTAACAAGAAATACGTTGACGATCAAGCAACCGCTTCGCTTACGTTAACAAACAAAACATTAACATCACCGATATTAAACACGGGTGTGAGTGGAACAGCGATACTGGACGAGGACAATTTAGCAACAAACAGTGCCACACAGTTAGCCACACAGCAGTCGATCAAGGCATACGTTGACGCAGAGATATCAGGCATTTCTTCTACAGCAATCTCTGTAGGTAACACTAGTGCCACTGTTGCTGACAGTGGTTCAAATGGTAACTTTACAGTGGTTTGTGAAGGTAACACAGAAATGACTGTGACAGATTCTGGTGTAAGGGTACACGGAAACTTGACAGTTGATGGAACAGAAACAATCATTAACACTACAACACTATCAGTTGAGGACAACATCATTGAGGTAAACAGAAACGTATCTTCAAACTCTGGAACACCTACAATTTCAGGTATTCAAGTAAACAGAGGTGAAACGTCAACTGGCACAGAAAAAGCACTTCTTTGGGCATGGGATGAATCATTTGCAGATGACGGAACAACAATTCACGGAAACGTGGGCGGTGCTTTTACTGCCTTTGCTAGAATCAGAGACGGTTCGGCGGCACCAACAACTGATGATTTAGTAGACATCAGAGCAAACGTTGTACACGCCTTATCAACTTCGGCCCAGTACGCGGACGTTGCCGAGCGTTTCGAAGCAGACGCTCTTATGACACCAGGCGCAGTAGTGATGGTAGGTGGCGAAGCAGAAATCACAGAAACAACATCAGATTTATCTGATCAAGTTTTTGGTGTAATCTCTGAACAGCCAGCATATGCCATGAACGCGGCCGCAGGTAATAACGAGTCACACCCATTTGTAGCAATGACAGGTAGAACACCAGTTAGAGTAACAGGCGAAGTAACTAAAGGTCAAAGATTAGTAACTTCAAGTGTGAAAGGTTGTGCTAGAGCAGTAGCAACAGGTGAGTCAATTACACCGTTTAACGTTATTGGTCGAGCATTAGAAAGTTCAACAGACGCAGGTATCAAATTGGTAAACTGTGCAGTGAGAACTAACAACTAATAAATATTCATACTTTTTAGTAGAATCAAAAGGCGGCTTTAGGGTCGCCTTTTTTTTGGCCATCTTATACATAAATACGTACATTATGCCAATAAAAACTTACAGAGATAATGACAACGAAAAAGGTCATGGATCAAAAGCCAATCAAATTGTAATATCAAACAAATCCACAAACAGAGATGCTTTAACTTTATATACAGAAATGAATGGTTCTGCTTCTGGACCATTGATGTCTTTTGTGCGTGAAAGTTCTAGTCCTGCAAGTTCAGACATTCTAGGAAAAATTAATTTCAAAGGTAAAAATAATAATGGCGATATGATTAGGTATGGTTCCATAGATGTTTCTATAGTTGATGCAAGGAAAAACGAAGATGATGCAAAGATTTCATTTACAGCGAGAAAACATGGGCAACACAAACCACTTTTAATATTAAAAAGTGATGGCGCATACATATTCAATGATGTGCCTCTAGTACTTGCAACAGAAACAGGAAAGAAAACATTTGTAAAAGGGACTTCTACTACAAAAAGAAACATTAACCTACCAGATGACAATGGCACACTAATGATTAATAATTCAGGCAAAGTAATGGCGTCATCCTTACCTACAAGTGATCCTAACAACGCAGGACAACTTTGGAACGATAGCGGTACTGTAAAAATTAGTGCTGGTTAATTAAGTAATTAAATCCAAAATAGTTTGTAATTTACCTTTTATAGATTTATTGTTCAAAGTATTCTTTAAACCCATGTGTAGGTTTTTTGGCCAACATTCAAAAGCAGTCCAACAGTAACCAGAATGTTCTTCATTAAGTTTAGGAATAAACTCACCATCGGTTGCTATTAGGTATGTGTGAAAGAAAAACTTCTGATCGTTTGAAGTAAACATTTCTAAAGGAATAACTTTTTTAAACTTTGGCGTGTTGCCAATTTCTTCCTCTATCTCACGTTTAAGACCTTCGAACGCACTCTCGCTGAACTTACTTTTTCCGCCTACTAACCCCCACATGCCTTGTGTTTTCTTGTCAGTCCTTTGTAGGAATAAGAAACGTTTAGTGCTTGTAGAGTAGAACAGGGCACCTGAACAAACTATGTTTTCTTTCATGCTATATTATAACAATTATGGAGTAGTGGCGTCAAATGATGAGTTGTACCCTGTATCTGCTCCGCCATCTAATACAATGGTCCAATTACCTTGTGTGTATACACCTTCATATGATTTTACCCATTCCGTGCCATTGAATCTGTATTGTATACCTGTGTTCAAGTTGGTAACATAATGTTGTGTGCTATCAGGATTAGAAGCATCAAAGGCCACATTCCATTTTGATGTGCTACTATTGTATTCTATGATATCACCCACACTGGCTACAAGTGTACCCCAAGTGGCACTTTGGTAAGTTGCTGTTGAATCACCTACGTCATCTATAACCAAATATCTATCACCATTTGTAGGAGTGCCTGGGTCAAATGTTGACGGATTTATGATCTTCTTAACAGCGGTCAGTGTATTGCTTGGTATTGTGTCATCGTCTATTGTATACAATAATATTGTGTCATCTAGCGATGTTGTTGCTATGGTTCCTATTATTTCATTACCGTTTGGTTGTGTTAACCTTATTTGTGATGTGCCGTTTGTGACCTTGCCGTATTGATCTAGTAACACTTTCCAGTTGACTGCTGGACCAAATGTTTCAAACGGGTCTGCTAAACTTGTGTCTCTAGCACCTGTGGCAAAACCGTCGCCACCAGTACCTATACCCGGCTCGGTACTTGATACAGTGGTGCCTGTGCTACCCAGTAATCTTAGTTGACCCCCGGATACTAATAACCCAAAGTTGTTTGGAGTGATATAACTTCTTGAAGCAAGTTCTCCGTCTATAAGGCCTTTTGCGATCCCGCCGTCGTCGTCGTATATACTCATTATAATTTTTTGTACAACACCTAATTTTTTAACTTTAACAGGTGGTGATAACCATATTGGCATAGAAAAAGTTAATGTTGCAACGTCAATTTCTGTATCTGCACCAACCGGTATTGTTCTTGAACTAAATGTTGTACCTGTAAGTTCAACGTAACTTAAACTTGTCCAATCTATGTAATTGTCAGTTTTTTGTATCTCAAAATCTGGATTAAACAAATATAATATTTGTTCCATTATTTGTAATTTTTGATCTGTATTTGATGACCAAATATCTGCTGAAACTTCTAATCTAAAAGGAGAAGGCATAACTTTTTCTACTGTGTATCCTGCACCTAACTGGTTGGTATAATTTCCATCGCTATCAACATCTCTTTCTCGTAAATGTTGTTTTTCAATGTGATAAGGGTTTTGCATTCTTTCCCTGTCATAATTTAATTCTCTAACGTAACACGCTATCTTAGGTGCATAGTTCAATGCATTTTCACTGTTGTTTCTTATTATGTTTGCAACCTGTCTAGTTGGGTCTCCGTACACCACAGGCACTGCTCTTAAAGTAACTGCATCGTCTTTGCCCCTGCCTGTTTCAACAGAAAAATTACTCAAGATACGAATAAATTGAGTAAGAAATTTCCTAACCTGGCCTTCGTAAAAATGTAGCATTAATTGTCAGCCTTTGGTTTTAGAGCATCTGTTAATGATTGTCTCTGTGTTACAGTCAACCCATTTATAGTTGATTCTGTTGTATTGTTTACAAAACTTGTTTTATAGTTTGATCTCGAGTCGTTGTTTGTTGTAGATATTCTAACTGAATCTTCAATCTTCACCCATCTGTTCCCGTCATAACGGAATAATCTATTTGGTAAGAAATCTGTCCTTAAAAAATAATCACCATGGTCAACACCAGTTGAAGGAAAACTTATTCCAAATCCTGCTGGGTTTCCATTTGGTGCAACACCATCTCCATCTAAATAAAATCCATAGTGAGAAGAAGCAGGAGTATCAATTACAGAATTAACCGTTTGATCACTACTTGCTCTTTGGTCTTCTGTGTTTACATTATCTGTCCTAATGTTTCCTCTTTCATCAATAGGTGCAACGTAGTACTGTTTGTAATTGAACCCTGATTTTGGTGCGTCTGCTTCTGCTTGTGCAACAACCTGATCATTAATAGTTTTTTCTCTGTTATAGGTACTCATGTAACTAGCAACAGATCCTTCTGTTGTTGCGTCGCCAATTACATCTCTAAATTCTTGAGAATCAACTAGTGTTTTCATTTTTAATCTTAATAGATGTGGCCACCATGTTTGTGAGAATCCTTCTGCGGCTCTGTTTACATCTTCAACAACATAATATCTTTTCAATGCTATCGGAACACTTTCGTCTAATGAATAATCTTCTTTCATATGAGGAAATTCGATTACATCACCACTCATTGGTTTTCTGCCTATTCTTTCAACAATATCATTTAAATGGACTGTTAAAAATAACGTGTCATTTGACAAAAACATTCCAAATTGTGATAGATTAAAATCCTGGTCTTGTACATTGTATATTCCTCTAACAACATAGATATCATCGGCATATTTTCTGTCCCTGTTTTCTAAGAATAATAAATCTTGTATGGTTCTTTCGTTCAGGCTGTCACCAGAATATTGCGGTTGTGAGGGACTTGACGCTCCGTCTTTGTTTGTGTCGCCTTGATCATATGGACCTAAATATTTGTGTAGGTGTAGATCTGTGCCGCCCACCTGAAACATCTCTTTGATGTTACGATCGAAGAACTTGTAGTCATTGCCCTTTTCAGGCTTAAAAATGGAT